AGCACTGGCAGTAGCCAATAAAGATATGCACCTGATGGTGTTTCATCCAGACTACGATGCAGAAGAAGCAGGTCTGGACTTTTTAGTAGATGATGTAACAGATGAAAATTTAGAGTACTGCATGGTATTTGTGCAGAAACTATCTTTACTAGATGATGCATCATTAAGTTTAGAAAAGTCGGGATACTACCAGCACTTTCCTGATGATGTTTATGAATCACTCGTGCTGGACAGACGGAGACTTCGCAATGGCGGGTAAAGCAAAAGCAGCAAAGAAAATGATGCGTGGTGGTGTTGCCAAGAAGAAGATGCGTGGCGGTGGCATGGCTAAGATGGCGCAGAAGAAAATGATGCGTGGCGGTATGGCTAAGAAAAAGATGATGCGTGGTGGCGCAGTAAAGAAGAAGTAATGAAGCGTACAGTAATTAAATACTTAGGATGGGCATTGCTCTATATGGGCAAGCCCTTTACCTGCATAGGCAACTGGTTATGGAAGCTACACCGCAAAGTGTTAGATTGGAATAATTAATGCCTGTACTAGGTCCAAGTAACTTTCATACCCACTCTACCTCATTGACCACTACCAATGATACTGATTGCTATGTTGTGCCTAATAACTTCTCATCGCATGTAGAACACTTCTTTATTAGTAATAATAACTCAAGTAATGTGACATATACATTAAAGTTCTACCACAAAGATGATAATACTACACATACGCTGCTAGATGGACATACAGCAACAAGCAAGGGCATGGAGTCTATCTTTACTATTGATAAACCGTTTTATATGCATGAAGGTGACAAGTTGATTGTGGCAGCAGGTACTGCTAACCAACTAGTTGCATCTGTAAGTGCAGAAGAGTTTTATGACCCTAACCGATAAGGAGACAGGAGATGGCACGTGTCTCTACACCCCCAAAGAAAAAAACCTCACCGCCTAAAAAGAAAACAGAATCGTCTGGAAAAGCTAGTAGCAAGAAAAATACTAAAACGAAGAGCAAAAGTAGAGTTAATGAAGCTGGCAACTACACTAAGCCAGAGTTAAGAAAAAGATTGTTTAATAGAATTAAAGCTGGTAGCAAGGGTGGTAAGCCCGGTCAGTGGTCAGCACGTAAAGCACAGATGCTTGCGTTGGCATATAAAAAAGCAGGTGGTGGTTATAAAACCTAATGCCTACAAAATTAAATGAAAACACAGAAGTTGCATTACCTCTTCGTAATATTATTAGTATGGTTGCTGCAGCTTCACTTGCAACATGGGCTTACTTTGGTTTGATTGAGAGGCTGAACACACTAGAGACAAACCAGACCATGATGCAGTCTGACTTGGAACAGAACACAGAGTTTCGTATAAAGTGGCCTCGTGGCGAAATGGGCAGCTTACCTGCTGACAGCGAACAGTTCATGTTGATTGAACATCTTGCTGACCAGCTAGATGAACTAACATCACAGATTGATGAGGGTCGTGCGCCACATGACCAACAGCAAAAGTTAACACTGGAGTTTTATGAAAAACGTATTAGTGCAATAGAAGCTAGACTAGAGATAATGAGAAACGGAAAAGATGGTGACTGAGACAATTACACTAATACTATATCTTTCCGGCAGCGTAGCGGAGCATACTGCTTTTGAAAAGCTATCTAAGTGTTTAAAAGCTAAACGCACCATCGAAAGAAATTTATACAAAGACACGGGTACAGTAAGGTACTCTTGTGAAAATAAAACAGTTGAAATTAGCAAAGGTCCAGACGGTAAGAATTACATCGTAAAGATTGTGGAGTAGCAAATGTTAGCAGAAATAGCAGCAGCTAATGCGGCATTTGCAGCAATCAAGATGGCTATCAGTAATGGACGTGAGATAGCTGACGTTGCATCACAAGTAGGGAAGTATGTAAATGCTACAGAAGACCTACGCAAAAAGGGTGAGAAGAAAAAACGTGGTGCTGGCGGTGCAGACTTAGAAGAGTTTATGCACCTTGAAAAACTAAAGCAGCAGGAAGAAGAACTGAAGCAGCTTATGATATACACAGGAAGAGCCGGGCTATGGCATGATTGGATAAAGTTTCAAGCACAGGCACGTAAAGATAGATTAGCTGCCGCAGAAGCCCGTAGGCGGCAGATACAGCATTGGATTGAAATAGGTACTATATCTATTTTGTGTATAGTAGGATTGTTTGGTGTAGCTGCCTTAGTTGCTTGGGCAATGTATTTGAAAGGCACAATGTAATGACACTTAAAGGACCACAGAAAAGTCTGAAGGCATGGACAAAGCAAAAGTGGAGTACTAAAAGTGGGAAGCCGTCTAGTAAAACTGGAGAACGGTACTTACCTGCTGCGGCTATCAAAGCGTTGTCACCGCAGGAGTATGCGGCTACCACAAGTGCTAAGCGAAAAGGAACTGCTGCTGGTAAGCAATTCGTCAAGCAGCCTAAAGCGATACAAAAGAAAACTGCCAAGTTCAGAAGGGGAGTATAATGTTACAAGCACTGATAGGGCCAGCGACTGAACTGATTGGTAAGTTTGTTGAAGACAAAGACCAGAAGAATAAGCTAGCACACGAAATAGCTACTATGGCAGAACGCCATGCACAAGAGTTAGCCAAAGGGCAGTTAGCTGTAAACGCAGAGGAAGCCAAGCATAGAAATATCTTTGTAGCTGGTTGGAGACCGTTTATCGGGTGGACATGTGGGATTGCGTTAATGGCGCACTTTCTTTTATTTCCGTCAGCAGATGTGATTACAGCATACCTTGGATACCCCCCTGTAGCATACCCTGCTTTTGATATGGATAGCTTGATGACTATTCTACTTGGGATGCTAGGGCTTGGTGGAATGCGTTCATTTGAAAAGTACAAGAAGCTGACTAAATAATGGCTGATTGGTTTAACAAGTATCTGCGAATAAACATCACAGCAAAGCTGACTATGATTGCTAGTGTTGTAATGTCGTGGCGATGTGCTGAGTGGTTCATGCACCTAGAAGACCCAACAACAGCGCAGTCAGCTTTTGTGTCTGTTATAATGGGTGTTATGACAGGTATCTATGGCTTGTATCTAGGCAGAGAAGCAAAGGGCAAGTAAATGAAATATATTCGCACACACTTAATTAAACAGCTTGTTCAAAGCGAAGGTCTACGCCTTGAAGTCTATCAGGATACTTTGGGCATAGATACTATTGGCGTGGGCAGAAATTTAGAAGACCGTGGCATTACTACAGAAGAGTTAAATGTTATGGACTTCCCTAACATAGAAGCAGTGTACGAACACGGTATTACAGAAACGGATGCTGCATATCTATTAGAGAATGACGTACAGATAGTTGAGGAAGAACTGGTAAAAGCGCACCCTTGCGTAACCAGCTTAGACTCTGTACGTCAACTTGTACTGGTAGACATGGCATTTAATATGGGTGTGCCTCGCCTACGCCAGTTTAAAAAAATGTGGGCTGCTATCCACGAGGAAGATTTTCGCACTGCCGCAAAAGAAATGCTTGACAGCAGGTGGGCAATTCAGGTAAAATCACGTAGTCACAAGTTGGCACATGCTATGCATCACGGAGAGTTAAAGTAATGGCTTATATTGAAAATGGCGTAGTATACGCAGGTACATATAAAAAGGGTTCTTCAAGAAAAAGATTGAGGCAAGCAACAGAAAAAGACTATTCTAACTCCAGTATAAAAAAAGTAAGTCCACCTGTAAGTGAAACACTTAAAGGTGCTGCAAGTTCAGCAGCAAGTGCTATTGGCAGTCTTTTTTCAAGTGACGATAAAAATAAAAAGAAAGAAGAAAGTCTAATGTCTAAAATAGGATTTAGCAAAGGTGGTTACACAGGCAAGTCTCGTATAGGCCATACTGACTATCGTTTCAATAAAGGTGGTATGGTTATGTCATCTACAAATAAAATGAAAAAGAAATAATGGCTAGAGAACTAAACGAAAGACAGCAGAAGTTTCTTGAAGTCCTCTTTGAGGACGCTGGCGGTGACGTAGTTGCCGCTAAGAAACTGGCAGGGTATTCAGAGTCCACTGCCACAACTGCAATTGTAAAAGGTCTCAAGGAAGAGATATTGGAAGCAACGCAGATGTATATGGCACGTAATGCACCAAAGGCTGCTATGGCTGTAACAGGCGCACTGTACGACCCAACTGAACTAGGTATTCGTGACAAGATGGCAGCGGCTAAAGAACTGCTTGACCGCACAGGTCTGATTAAAACTGAGAAGGTACAAGTAGAAGCCGCAGGTGGTGTGATGCTTATGCCAGCCAAAGCTAAAGTAGAGGACGAAGACTAGTGGCTGAAGTAAAGTGGAAAAGGTTAAGTTATGGTCGTGGTTTATACACCCATAACGCAGATGGAGACATGATTACTATAGAGCCTTCCGATGACCAGAAAGGTATGTGGACTTCTGGTGGAAGATATTCTGAGCGATTAGGTGATTTGAAAGCCGAAATAACTCAATTGCTTAAGGAAGGCGGTTCTGGTTATAGTTCTGGAGGTTTAGCAATAAAAAAGTACGTAAATCCAGTTACTATAACAGACAATCGCAAAAACAAATGACTAGAAGCATAGGGCAGTGGAAACTTCCACAGCCAACAGATATTAAAGACGAAAACGAATGGGTACAGATACCACGCATTGCACGTACTGTACCATTTGGTTACAAGCAGAATGAAGAAGACCCCGACATTCTTGACCCCATTCCAACAGAACTTGATTTGTTAGAAAAGGCTAGAACGTACACAAACCAGTACAGCTATCGTGAGGTAGCTAACTGGCTGAGTACAAATAGCGGAAGATACATATCTCACGTAGGTTTAAGAAAACGGTTAAGTAATGAGCGACAACGTAAGAACAAAGCTGCAAGCCTCCGCAAATGGGCAGATTATGCGCAAAAGGCAATCGCCAAAGCGCAAGAAATTGAAGAAGCAAGAACAGGCGCAAAAGCCAACGGTTGAGATAAAAGAAACTGTATCTGAAGCTGCTGAGTTTGAAAGCATAGAGGAAACAGCTAATGTATTATTTAAACCTAATCCCGGTCCACAGACTGACTTTCTTGCAGCAAGTGAACGTGAAGTATTATACGGTGGTTCAGCAGGGGGTGGTAAATCTTATGCCATGCTTGCCGACCCTTTAAGATATATGGGGCATCCTGCGTTTAGTGGGTTGCTTTTACGACATACAACAGAAGAACTGCGAGAATTGATATTTAAGTCGCAGGAATTGTACCCAAAAATCTGGCCCGGTATCAAGTGGTCAGAAAGAAAGATGCAGTGGACTGCCCCTTCTGGTGCGAGATTGTGGATGTCTTATCTTGATAGAGATGATGATGTCCTGCGTTATCAGGGTCTAGCTTTTAGCTGGATAGGCTTTGACGAACTGACCCAATGGGCAAGCCCCTATGCATGGAATTACATGCGAAGTCGTCTAAGGTCCACTGCACCTGACCTGCCTGTTTATATGAGGGCAACAACTAACCCCGGTGGTAGAGGGCATAACTGGGTAAAGAAAATGTTTATTGACCCTGCACCCTACGGACAAGCATACGATGCCACAGACAGCGAAACAGGAGAAGTACTCCGATATCCAGCAGGACATAGCAAGGCTGGAAAGTCTTTATTCAAGCGTAGGTTCATACCAGCAAGACTCTCTGACAATCCTTACCTTGCAGAAGCAGGAGATTACGAGGCCATGCTTCTCTCCATGCCAGAGCAACAAAGAAGGCAGCTTCTTGACGGTGATTGGGATATTAAAGAAGGAGCAGCTTTTACTGAGTTTGACCGCAACCTTCATGTTATTGAGCCTTTTGACATTCCTAATAATTGGGTTAAGTTTAGGGCTTGCGATTACGGTTACGGTTCTTACAGCGGGGTGGTTTGGTTTGCTGTGTCGCCTTCAGAGCAACTTATTGTATATAGAGAATTATATGTCTCAAAGGTACTCGCTACTGACTTAGCGGATATGATTTTAGAATTAGAGGCAGGTGATGGTAATATTAAGTATGGCGTTCTTGATAGTTCCCTTTGGCATAAACGTGGCGATACTGGTCCATCACTTGCGGAACAAATGGTACAGCGAGGGTGTCGTTGGAGACCTTCAGACAGAAGTAAAGGCAGTCGTGTAGCGGGTAAGAACGAAATACACAGACGTTTACAGGTAGATGAATTTACGGAAGAGCCTAGACTTGTTTTCTTTAATAGTTGCACAAACACTGTCTCACAGCTACCGTCCATACCGCTGGATAAGAAAAATCCAGAAGATGTGGACACGAAAGCAGAAGACCACTTGTACGATGCGTTAAGATATGGTATAATGTCACGACCACGTTTTAGTATATTTGATTACGACCCAAGAGGTAGACCCGGTGGTGGAATGCCTATTGCTGATGCTACTTTTGGATACTAAGGAATAGAATATGAATGAAGATGATATCATGATTGAAGATGACGCTATCGCGTTAGAAGACACAGATGATTCTGTTACCTTTGATGCTGACGTGTCTAAAATTATTCCATTTGTAATTGACCGATACAAACGTGCGGAAGACTATCGCTACCAAGACGAAGAGCGTTGGCTAAGAGCATATAGAAATTATAGAGGATTGTATGGCCCAGATGTACAATTTACTGAGGCAGAAAAGTCACGGGTATTTATTAAAGTTACCAAGACTAAGACGCTTGCTGCATATGGTCAAATTGTTGATGTGCTGTTTGCTAATAATAAGTTTCCTCTTTCTATTGAGCCTACAACACTCCCTGAAGGCGTTGTAGCTGATGTACACTTTGACCCTAAAGAACCACAGCAGCTTCAAGCAGAAACTTCTTTATCTAGCCCTTATGGCTTCAGAGGTGATGGCAACGATTTGCCACCGGGTGCTACAGCTAAGACGTTACAGGAAAAACTTGGCCCACTAGAAAATAAACTTGAAGGTGTACAGGACAAGTTAAAAGAAGGTCCGGGCAAAACTCCTACTGCGATTGAATTTAGCCCAGCTATGATTGCTGCTAAAAAAATGCAGAAGAAGATACATGACCAATTAGAAGAGTCAGGTGCTAATAAAAACTTGCGTAGCAGTTCATTTGAAATGGCACTATTTGGCACAGGCATTATGAAAGGTCCGTTTGCAAAGGACAAAGAGTATCCTAATTGGGATGACGAGGGTAACTATGACCCACTTTTCAAAACTGTACCACAAGTAGAGCATGTATCTGTTTGGAACTTTTATCCAGACCCAGATGCAAACAACATGGATGAGGCGCAGTTTGTGATTGAACGTCACAAGATGTCTCGCTCTCAACTACGTCAGTTAAAAAAGCGTCCATACTTCCGTGGTCAAGTTATTGATGAAGCTATTCAGTATGGCGAAAACTATACTAAAAAGTATTGGGAAGATGACCTATCTGATTATGCGCCAGAGCATGGTATTGACCGCTTTGAAGTGCTTGAGTATTGGGGTATGGTTGATACCGAAATGCTTGAAGAACAAGGCGTAGATATTCCAAATGAGTTAAAAGATTTTGATGAGTTACAAGCAAATGTGTGGATTTGTAACGACAAACTTATTCGCATGGTGCTTAATCCATTTAAGCCAGCTAAGATACCTTATCACGCTTCTCCGTTTGAGTTAAACCCATACTCATTTTTCGGTGTAGGTATTGCAGAAAACATGGACGATACGCAGACACTAATGAATGGCTTTATGCGTATGGCTGTGGACAACGCTGTATTGTCAGGGAATATGCTGATTGAGGTAGATGAGACTAACTTAGTACCGGGTCAGGACTTGACATTGTATCCGGGCAAGGTGTTCCGCAGACAAGGTGGCGCACCGGGTCAGGCTATATTTGGAACAAAGTTTCCTAATGTATCAGCAGAGAACTTACAGCTATTTGACAAAGCACGTCAGCTTGCTGATGAGTCTACTGGTCTTCCTAGCTTTGCACACGGACAAACAGGTGTGTCTGGCGTAGGTAGAACAGCATCAGGTATTTCAATGCTGATGAACGCAGCAAGCGGTAATATTAAAACTGTTATCAAGAACGTAGACGATTATCTACTGAGACCTCTTGGTGAAGGTTTCTTTCGTTTTAATATGCAGTTTGATTTTGATGCAGATATCAAAGGTGACTTAGAAGTTAAGGCACGTGGTACAGAAAGTCTAATGGCTAATGAAGTACGTAGTCAGAGACTAATGCAGTTCTTGCAGATTGCAAGTAATCCTGCTCTTGCTCCATTTGCTAAGTTTCAGTATGTCATCAGCGAGATTGCAAAGTCAATGGACCTTGACCCCGACAAAGTTACCAACAACATGAGTGAAGCAGCCCTTCAGGCAGAACTGATGAAACAGTTCCAAGCACCTGCTCAACCTGAACAGGGTGGTATGCCACCACCACCGGGTGCAGATGCAACAGACCCTACAGGTGCTGGTGGTGGAACAATAGGAACAGGACAAGTACCAGTTCCGGGTGAACAAGGATTTAGTAGTAATGGTGGACAAACAGCAGGTACTCAGCAAACTCAAGCCGATGGTGGGCAACAACCGCCAGTGGGAAGCATTCAGTAGCTATATAGACATGGCTATTGAACAGCATCAAAAGGTGCTGGAACAATCTGATGATACAATTATGATGCATCGTCAGCAGGGTGCTATCACAGCCTTACGTAAACTTAAATACTTACGAGATGAGATAAATGGCTCTTAACGAACAAATGAAGGAAGCTATACAAGCAGATATAGCTGACGAAAGTTCAAAGAAAGAACGCCTAGCAAAGCAAGTTGAGGGTTTAAAATCTACTGGCAAGTTTATTGGCGAAACTGCTGTTGAGTCTATTCCCGGTGTAAGCGAAGGCATTGCAGTAAGAAATGTTTCTCGTGATTTAAAAGAAGGTGACTATGTAGGCGCAGGTATTGAAACTCTTGCTGGATTAGCTGGACTTGCCCCAGCAGGAGGAGATGTACTAGCTAAAGGTTTACGTAAGTTTAATAATACACGTAAAGCGTATAAAGTTGCCGTTCAAGCTGAAGATAAAAAGTTATATCCTCTATTTGTAAATGCAGATAAAGAACTTCCTGTTGGGCAATGGATAGAGGCAGATTTTCCAGATACAGCTTTTACAGCACCAAATGGTAAAGTTTATGTACCCAGTAAAGGTGCAAAAAGAACCAAAGGCGAAAAAACAAAAGGTACTGGTGACCAAGTAAAAATTCCAGATGAAGAAACAGCTAAAAAGTTAAAAGATGCGGGTTTTTCTGTATCTAAACCTACAAAAAATGCACCACACGGAACTGTTCTTTCTGTGGCTGCTAGACCCGGTTTACATGCGAGTCAAAGCCCTGTGGCTACACATCTTGGTCCAGAAGATTTAATTGTAACGGATTCTGAAAAAAAGAAACTTTTAAATGCTGGCGTTACTCCAGAGGCATTTATATCTAAGACTTTTTTCTACGATAAAAATAATAAAATTGTAGGAAGAAACAAAAGAAAAAATTTATCAGAAGCAGAACTGTCTGAATTAAAGCGTAAAAAAGTAAATTATATAAAACGAAGAGCAGAAGACCACGTATTTGTAGAAGTAGACATGGCTGATGATGTAGATTATCAATCTATGCTACTTAAAGAGGGCAAGTCAGATATTAATGATTTTGTTCCTAGAGGTGGTAGTTACAAATATTCTGATGGTCAAGCTGATAGCGACCAGTGGGTTGTTGGTGGGGATATGAAAATTAATCGTGTTTTGTCCAGAGAAGAAGCACGAGCAATTCAAAAAGAAATGGGTGTTGTTGATTTACCTTATAGAGATGAAGTAGAAGCTATTTTAGGTAGAAAATTTTCAAAAGGTGGTGTTGTAATGGACGATTATATTGTAGCAAAATTGATGGATAATGAAACACCACAACAGTTTGCAGAAGGCGGTATGACAAAACAAATGGACTTATTTGAGCCTGTAGAGCGTGGCTTTGATGATGGTGGCCTTATGGACGAGGGCGGTTCAGTTGACCCAGAATCAGGTAATGACGTACCTGTAGGTTCTACACAAGAAGAAGTGCGTGATGACATTCCTGCCCAGCTAAGTGAGGGTGAATTTGTACTACCTGCCGATGTAGTTCGCTATCATGGTTTAGAAAAAATTATGGCCTTGCGTGATGAGGCTAAAGCTGGTCTAGCTAAAATGGAAGCAATGGGTCAGATGGGTA